TTTTGTACTTTATTAGAATACTCTAAACAAGTATCTAAGTCTTGAAAATATATTTCTTCTTTTACATCTGTTCCTATTAAAAATACTATTAGAACCCAGATCATGATAAAAAGGGGCAAGTTGCCCTGCCCCTAATTAATTATTGAGTTGTTGAAGGAGTGATTGCATTTTGCAAGCCAGAATCTCCTAATTCACAGAGAGTGGCGAACACACGAATCTTTCCGTCAAATGCTGCAGTAACACCTAGAACATCTAGGTTGTCAGCAGCGGCATAGAATTTTGGTGTTGAACCAATTTCGTGACCAGCTGCATTTCCTGCAACGTCAGTTACCCAAGTATCTGCGGCATCACCATCTCCTAAATCAATAGTAGGTGAACCTGAACCTGCTGCAGTAATAACTTCAATACCAGCGTTTAATACCAAAGTATCGGCTGGAATTTCAAGAGCATCTACGATGTCTCCCACTGCTAAGTTAGTAGAGGAAAAATCTAAGACAACTTCTGCAACTTGGAGTTTTTTACCTACTGCTACACCAGCAGTAGCACCAGTAACATAATATCTAGCCATAAGTTAATCCTCCCTTTAAGCGTAATCTATGACGCCACGAACTAAGGCTTCTGGTCTAAGAACTTTTCGACCAAAAACATGTAGTCCTCTAACGACATCAGAGAAAGTTTCAGTTGAGCGTACCACTTCGGTTTTAGCGATGTGGGAAGCTGTTGCTGTACTTGAGATATGACCAGCTAACACAATATTCTCAGTACCGTCTGTAGCGACTCCTGATAATGTTACTTGGTCAGTACCTGCTGTACTGTTAAGAGCAGTAGACTTGTAGCATGTAAATCCTGCAAGTGTACCCGGAGTTGCAAGTCCGTTTCTTAGGTTTGAAGATCCATCGCCAGTTACCTGTACTTCAACGATCTTGTTACCTGCTTGAAACATCTTCTCATAGAAGATTGGAGGAGCAACAAACCATCTGTTTTCTTCAGGAACAGATTGATCATCAAGTAATCTTGCCATTAAAAGCATAAGATTAATACCTGCATCATCTGTTTCTACATTAACTGGAGTTCCTGCAGAACCTACTGTTTGACCTGCAGTTGTTCCTGTTGTGGTTGTTAGTCCACCTGATAAACTTGCATCGTCTGCTGCTGCAATACCAGCACCATCCGACATTACTTGCAGAACACTAGCATCATATGCTCTCTTTAGTGAGAACGCACCTGATGAAGTTGCTAATGCTTCAAAGTTTACGTGTGAATGACGTTCTTCAATGTCATCGATCTTAAATGCAAATGCATTTGCTTGATCAACAGTCATTGTGATTTGGTCGTCAGCCAAATCTTGTGGGTTTATCACAGCACCTCTAGAATACGATGAAATCGTAAGTGTTGGTTCTTTGATAATCTTCACGGTGTCGCCAAAGTTCTCAATTTCACCGTAGTAGTCTGTATTAGTTATATCTTCTACAACCGAAGCTCTACGGAAAAATTTTAAAACTTTTTGGCTAAATATTTGTGGTGTAAAATTACCACTAGGCAGGTTATTATGACCTGACGCACTATTAAAAGCCATGAGCTTTCTCCTCAAAAGTTGTTAAAATTTAGGATGAAAAATCAATTCTGCCTTCAGATCTTGCACTATCAATATCTTTTTCGTATTTTTCGTAATCCCACGGTTTCATTCGTTGGATTTCCGAAGCTTTCCATACTCTTTTGTTATTGTTGCCTGTGTTTACTTCTCTTGGTTGAGAAGGTTGAACAGACGTTGCAGCGTCTTCAGCTTTCTTGACTTCTCGTTTTGGCTTACCAGTATCTGCTATATATAAATCTATAACTCTGGAAGCCCAGCGAGCATCTGTATTATTCTTATAAATGCCATCTGATATTGAAGAAGGTTGTTCTTTTAGCCAATTTACAAACTTTTCATCATCTTTAAGTTTGCTGAAACTTGGTTGTAACCTAAGAAGTTCTTCATAAGCTTTTTCTTTCTCAAGAAGTTTTTCTTTTTGTTTTAACTGGTCTAATTCTTCTTTAAGATGAGCTAATTGTGCTTCCGTTTTATTTGTTGCAATTTCTTCTACAGCATTATGAACGTCAGGATACTTATCTTTAAACTCAGTTAAATGTTCTGCTTGAGGTTGTTGTGACGACTCAATTTGTTGTTTCCATTCAGCTTGTTTAGCATCATAGTGTCGTTTTAAATCATCATAACGTTTCTTATAATCAACTTCCTTTGTTTCTTTTTTTGGCGATACAAAACTTTCTCCAACTGGTTGAGTGGCTGTTTGTTCAACAGGGTCAACTTGTTCTTCAGTTTTTGTTTCTACTTCGTCTTCTTCTTTATAAACATCTTCACGGTACTTGTTTCTGTAAAGACTGGGATCATTAATAGTTCCCTTATTATCATTTGGTTTATTAGCACGATGCCCTTTTTGTTTTGCCATTATCTTCTCCTTATTGCAGTGCCACATGGCGATGGGTGGCTGCTACGGTTGTGTAGGGCTGCATTATTGCAGGTAGCTACGTTAGTCTAGCTCTTCGTTTAACTTCTGGCTTGCCTTTTTCATTTATAGTTTCAAGGTTTGCCAAACCGATAAACGGAACTAAATCTCTGGGAACACGAACTTCTGAAGCAGATGCCGCTACTTTTACTAACTCATCTCTAGGTATATCAGGTGGCATATCCACAATCTGAACACCTGCTGCAGATGCATCTTTAAGTCCTCTCATTATCATGTTCACTGTATTTCTAATTCCATGTTTTTTCACTGCAGGTGAATTTAACATGTAATCGTTATCTCTCATATTAATTGGTTTGTCATCAGCAACAGATTGTGCATCTGTAACTTGATCTGGGGTTTTGTTGTCAACAAATCCTAATTCATTTACATTTATTTCAGGTTGTTGTGCCTGACCTCCTACATTCATTCCTAATCTGTTTTGTCTTAATATGGTTGCAAGTTGCCCTATTTGACCACCTTCGTTCATGCCCATGTCTGCATAATCAGGTACAAATGGTTCTTGTTTATCTTCGTTGTTGGTGTTATCATTATTATCGTCACCAAGAGAAGAAGTATTAGTTGAAAAATAATCAGGATCTTTTTTGTCTAAATCTATCTGTGGTATTACTTTAGATCCTTTTAACTTTGATATAGCTTGCGTTACAGTCATATCTTTATCTTTACGAGCCATACCCATGGCAGTTACTAACATATTTTGAGATATGCCCATTTCTTTTGCTATTACATCAGATTCAGTTCCTTTTGCAAGACCATATAAAACAGATTTTGTATACCCAAATCCATTATTAGCAACAGAGATATAATAACCATCTTCAGTAATCCCAGCAGCCATATGTTTTGACGAATGAGTAACACCACCATTATCTTCATTTTTACCATCAAGTCTATAGCCAGTGGGGTCAAGACCTTTATTTAATGCTTCCATTGTTTTTAGCATTTGATGTCCATTGCCAGAACCACCATCAATATGACTTTTTAATCCGTTATAGTACCCTCTATTTGGAGGTCTAGAAAAATGAAAAGAACCTATTGTTGCAGCAAATCCAACGTCAGTATTAAGTAGTGTTCTTTCATTAAAATTAAATTTTGTAACTGGTAGATTTAAAGACTTATTAGCAGCTTCAAATGCACCCTGTGTTTTAGTAAATTTATCAGAAGGAAACCCTGTGCTTCTAGAGTCTATATAATCACCGACCGTTCTGTATTGACCTAATTGAGCATATGCATCGGCTACATCAGAAAAGTTATCATAATGTGCTTTCATTTCCATTTCACTAATCATGCCTAAATTAAGAACTGGTTCTCCTGTAGGTCCTATAAGTCCTTTAGGATCAATAAAAGCTGATTTTAAATCTATAGGGCCTGTAGCTAAAGTTTTAAGAACATTTTTTACATTGTATCCTGAATTTGCTTTGTCTGTGTAGCCCATTTGTTTTAACATATCACTAAAATCTTTTACTTCATGCGAATAAGTGCTTCCTGTAAAAACATTATAATCATTTGAACTGTTATGTTTTGTATTTTGAAGATTTGCTAAAAATGGTGTTCTAAAATTATCTTCAGGTTGAGGAGCTAAACTAACATTTACATTCTGTCCTAAAGCTTGTGCAGGATCTGTTGAACCAAAGTTAATTTTAACACCTTCACCAAAATTTACATTTGGATCAGCATAATAGTCTTCTACACTATCATATTCTTTAACCATTTTTTATCACTTCCTTATGACTATTCCTCAACTTGAGGAGCATTTCCAGTAAACCCAGCTTCCCCTGCAGTTGGCGTAGCTCCGACTCCGATTGAGCTACCGTCATTCCCTGCACCACTAGCTCCCTGAGTTCCGTTAGGTACGTTTCCAGCACTTCCCACATTTGGGGGTTGTTGACCAGTGGGGCTATTATTTTGGCTTGGTGGTTGTTGAGCATTTTGTAATCCCTGTAACATTTGTGCATAAATTTGAGCTTCACTAATATCATTAACCATTTTATCTGGATCAATATCTTGTGCTATAGCTAACTCTTTCATTAAATTTGGTAGTTTAATAAATGGTGCTAACATTGGATTTGCAACTGTTTGAAGTAACGCTGTCAATCGTTGACTTCTTATTTCTTTTTGCATAACTCCAACTGAACCACTTGGTTTTATTTCTAAATCACCTTCAATATCTGGTGTATTTTTATTAAATTGCATATTCCATTGAAAGTAGCACTCACCAATGGGTTTTAATAAGTAATCATCAATATTTTTTATAACTGTTTTTAAAGATAGTGATGCTCCACCTAACAACATAGATAGCCCTGCAGCAGTTCTACCAGTTCCTGACACACCTGTTTGTCCGTGCATAATAGATGGCAATCCAGTTTCTTCATCTGCTAGTTGTCTACTTATCTGGTACATCTGTAGGTTTTCACCTGCTGTATTAGGAAACTTTAAACCATTTATAGCTGTTCCTGTTACACCAGATTGTCTTCTAAATATTTTGCCGGGAAAGATGTCCATGTTTTGTCCGGGAACTAAACTAGCTTCATCTACATCAAATACAAGATTACCTGCTAATGCTAAATTATCAATAGCCATTCTAACGTGACCATTCATAAGCAATTGTGCATCTTCCATGTTTTCAGCAACACCAACACCCCATAATTGATATGGATTAACTTCATATGGAAAAGCACTATAAGGTATTCGTGCAGGAGTAAATGGATTTAACACACAACGTATTACACTATTACCACATACCCATGCATTTATCTGAACTTGTTCTAGTTCCCCCATATCTTGAGCTATATCAAGACCAACTTCTCGTGCAAACTTTGCATCAAGAACTCCCCAGTATTCTAGTATTTCATATCTGTTTTCTTGGTAGTGTTCTTGACTTTCGTCTTCACGTATTGTGTCTTCATAATATTTATCTTGATAGTTAGGACCTTTTGCAATAGCATCTTCTATTTGTTCTGGGTCAAAATAGGGTTTGTTAATTAAACCTCTTAATTGCTGCCGTGTCATTCGATGACGTTCTATTACGTATTCACAATCATCAATTGACGTAGCAGAAGGATCTGGATGAAAATCCCAACAAGATACGTGTTCTAATCTTGGAACAAGCTTTTCATATGGATCATATCGTTTTCCATCTTCTTCTGACGACCACTTATGAACACGTTTATAATGATTAAACGGTCCTTTGATAACTCCTGTTCCTAACATACAAGATTCAAATATAGAATTTCTAAATACTGTTGTAGCATTTGTATCGAGCAATTGATCGTGTATTAATTTTTGCATTGCAAGTGCTGCCTTTTGTGCAGGACTTACTTGAGGTTCTCCAGCTTTTGATGGTCCTTCTTCTAATGGAAGGTTCTCATAAGCTTTACCAAATTGTTCTGGATCAGATGCCCCTGCAGGTATTTCTCTACCATCTCCTGAAAATCCGTAAGGCTCGACAACATCATCAATTGGTGTTTTTAAATGTGCTGTTTCAGCAATACCTTCTGGTATTGGAGTTGGTTCAACAACAATAGGAAATTGTTTATTGTTAAACAGTATATCTATAATTTGACCATATGCTGCAAGAACTTTTGTCTTTGTTATTTTTATAAATACTTGAGAACGTTCTGAGTCTCTGTATTGTGTTGTTGTATCGTAGATACCTCTAAAGTTCTTGTAGGCTTGCAACCATTTTTTCTCGTGAATAAACCTGCCGTGTTCGGCATCTTGAAATTTAGAACGAATGTGTCCAGCCAAGCCGGGCATTTGTTCTTCAGGTTTATTTATCTCTACTGATTCATCATCAGCAGGTTGCAAGAAGTTATCTTCCATAGATTAGTTACCTGTTGGTCTATCGTCAGCCATTGAAAACAATGAAGCTTCCACAGTTGGTTTAGTTTGTTTTTTTGGAGCATCTTGAGTTAATACATCTGTTTTTGCTTTTGTATCAAACTCTAAACTGTCTCTAGTTAATTGATTAGAACCCATTGGGTCATTTACAGATGTTTTATCTGAGTTCATAATGTAACTTGAACCATAGTTGTAATTGTTATTAGGCATGTTGCCCTCCTTTAGTTAAATGATGGTATGGGCAATTTTGATAAAAAGCCCTGTTCAAATTTACTTGCTGCTTCTGCAACAGGTTTAGTTATTGGTTTTACTGCTTTTTCATCAATAAAACCTGCAACATCTCGTGCTGCTTTTACATCCCCATATGACACAGGGGCAAATTCTGTTGCTGCAAGTGCGGCCGATTCCATTGTATCAAAACCTTCAGCTTTAGCTTCATTGTATGTCATTAACGCCCCTACTGGTGGGAATACAGCGGCTGTTGTTTTTAATAACCCCTTTAACGTTGATTTAATATGAGGGGGTAAATCATCAAACTTTTTAATTATTCCTTTTGGTTCAATATCAGCTTGATTTGAATCTACTTCTGTTTCAAAACGTACTTTTGGATCAACTTGTGGTGCTTCAACTAATTTTTTAATTGAATATCGTTGATCATTTCGCATTACTTTAAATTTTGCTTGTCCTGTAGCTACTCTAAATATATCAGTATTAGGATCAAAAACGTAATTAGGGGGCATACCACCTTGCAGATATAATTTTTGTATGTCACCTTCGTTTTGTAATAAATTAAAATAATAATTATCTAATTTATTTGGTATTTTTAAAGCTTCAGGTTCAAACATTCCGGGTTCAGGGGCTATGTACTGTATTTCTACACTTTTTCCTGCTACGCTACCTTTTGCTGTACGAGCTTCATCTGGTGTTATTCTTAAATTATATGCTGCTGTAGCATGAAGTCTTCTAAGATCATAAGAGGTAATTGTATCTTTTAATGTGCCATCAGCTAATTCTATTATTCCGGGAACTTTTATAGTTTTAAGGTATGGTGTTAGAACTTTATCATCTATACCTTTAAACAACGGTGTATTTGCTTTTATCTCAATACCTTGAGACTGTAAATCAGCTAATTGTTGCTGTAGTATTGCATAACTTCGTGGTCCTAAAGCTACATTTAAACGACCAGTTTTACTTGATCTTCGTACAAGCCCCGGACCTGCACTTCCTTCAACAAACTGTATATCACCTGCCTTTAATCCTAATATTTCATTTGGCCGCATACCAGTATTCATAAGAACTAGACTAGCTCTTGCCAGAGATGCATTTTTAGGGTTTCTAGCAACATCTTTCATAAGTTCTACTTGGAACTTACCCATGAAACGTGGTTTTACAATTTGCTCTACTGATTTTGCAGCTGGTTTATCAGGTATTACACGACCACTAAATATACTTGTTCCAGTTTGTGCTATGCCCTTTTTTTCTAAATTTTTATTATAGTTGTCTTCTAAAACTTTAAAATATGAACTTACTGGTCTTATAGAGTTTTTAAATGTGTCTTTTGTTACATCAAGTCTTTTTGCTTCACTATCATAAAAATTAGCAAAAGCATCTCCATCTTCAAATATATCTTTAATTGGAGAATTTAAATATTTTTCAAGGGGCTTACCCTTTTTAGTTAAGTTTAAGAATTTCTTTTTATAATCAGCACTATTTCCAGACTCATCCTGATACATGTCAATAAACTTTTTAAGTGTTGTTGTATCAACATCAAAGTCAGGATTTGTTATCAGTGTTGCTTCACCAGCCATTTAGTATCCAAACGTATTATCTTGTGGTTTATAAACTTGTTCTTTTATGTGACTTAAACTTTTGTGTATCGATGTAAAAGGAGATGTTCTACACATAGACAAATACCTTAACGCATCGTATGCGTGATCTTCTGCCTTTGTGTCAACATCTTCTGAATTACTTTTAGACAATGGTATTCCTGACAATTGTCTGATTGTGTTACTACATGTATTAAATATACGGATTCTGGGTAATTTTGTCAATGGGTTATCTGCTAGTCGTCTGTGTACTTCCATTTTACCCTGTAATCTGTTTCTATCAGATGGTGTCCATCGTACACCTAACCGAATCATTGTTTCTGCTATTGACGGTCCGAAGCCTGTTTTGTTCCAACACGATGAGTCAAGTACAGAGTATTGTGGTGTTGGTTCTGTTTGTTCTATCTCTAGTATTCTATCAGCAAGTTGCTCACCTGTGTGTTGTTTTACATACAACTCACGATAGATCCAAATATTGTCATCCCAATCGATTGCACCCCATAGTACACAAGACGGACTTGCGTATCCATAATCTGCTGCACGTATTCTGGGCCAGTTAGTTGGTATTTCAAATGGTGCAACCACATGTCTTTCTTTAGAAAATTCTGGGAAGGCCGCCCCCTCTGCGACATCCCAATCCCCTTCAAGAAGTCTCTTCCGTTCGACTTCTGGGAGCGATCTGAGCATGGCTTCGTATCTGCCATCTTGCATCAGATAGGGATTATCAGTCAACCGTGCAGGAATAAACTTTCGGTAGAACAACGGTTGCCTTGCTTTTTCATGCCCATCTGGATACAGTAGTTGTTGCCCTGATTCTATATCAGTTGCAGCAAATGGTTTGTTAAACTCATGTGGATCGATATACATCTTCTTAATCCACCAACCACCGACTCCACCGGGGTTTCCAGTACAACGCATAGACATGTTAGGTCTTAACTCATCGTCTGTTGTACGAAGTCTTGAACGCAAGTAATCCCAAACGTAAGGTGTTGGGTATTGTGTTATCTCGTCTATTCCTATCCAGTTAAATGCTTGACCCTGAAATCGAGTAACATCTTTATCTCGATCAAGGTAAGTAAACCACATGGTTGCTCCTGAGGGAAATACCCATGTAGATTTTGCTTCTCTAAAGTGAGCTTTTGGAAAAGCTTTAGTATATAATTGTCTTGACTTGTCTATCAGTTCTGTTAATTCATCAAGTGTCCTTCTTAGGAGAAGACCACGATGATTAGGGTTATGACAATAACGAAGAGGATCAACAAGCAAAGCGAAAGACTTGCCCCCTCCTGCAGCCCCACCGTATAACACATCTTCTTCAGAGGAAGATAGAAATTCTTCTTGAGGACCATTGTTAGGTCTAAATATAACTTCTTGATCTTCGACCAAATCCCTGACGGACTCGGATGCAACAGTAAGATCGGACTCATCAATAACCCTTGAAGCTGTGCCATTAAGCCCATCTTGAATCTTCTTCGCACTACTTTCAATCTTCTTTGCAGCATGCTTATGATGCTCTGCTTTTGCCGAAGCTTTTTTTGCTTTTCTTCTTTGATCACGTATCCTCTTCTGTGTAGCTCGTCTTGCTCGTTCTATTGTTGAAACGTTGTAAGGTTGTTTCGGAGCGTTTGGATCTTTTCTTGGTCGCCCACGTTTAGTCAACTTTTAGTTCTTTCATTTGGTCGTCTAGTTTTGTATTTGTTGCATCGGCTGGTTTGTTTACAAACAAATCTACAGTCTTTTGCCACCAAGAAGGTTTTTCTGGAACTTTATAGTCAGGCATTTTCTTTACTCTGCTTGAAGATGGTGGACCTTCAATAAACTTTAAAACTTTTGTTGCTACGTTATTTAATTTTTCATTATTATTACGTAACATTTTTATATAGTCTTTATCTGATGGATAAAACCCAAATGCACTTGTTGTTTTGTCACCTACATACATATCTAATTCTGTGTCTCCAAATTTTCTTAGGGGATTGAGAAGAAAGTCAAATGGTTCATCAGCATACTCCTTAAATTGACTTATATCATCTCCTATTGGAGTAACTGTAGTTCTTATAGTTTTATTATAAATTGGATTAAGAATTCTATGAAGCTCTCCTTTACTGCGATCAACATTTAAATTTTGATACGCATCGGCATTTATATAAGCTTTTGTCATAGAATCGTATGTCATCAGATCTACTAAATTTTCAGTCATCATAAGAGCATCATAATCTGGTCTGTTAAGACCTAATCTAGCTATAATGTTTGTTGTTTCATTTTCATACTGTTCTCTTTGATAGCCACTCAATATTCCAGCTTCAGGAACTCCCTTTTGTTTATCAGCTATAAATTGTTCTGTTAATTCAGGGTCTATACCCATAGGAACAGCACGAATATATTTTGGGTCTTTTTTTGGTGATAGCTCTGAAATTGGAGAAGTGCCTTCCTTTAACATTGTATTTAAAACCATATGCCCAGCATGTGTAAGTTCATGTAGAAAAGTACTGTTTTCATCATCAGCAATCATAGTAAAACGTTCTTGAACATCCGTAACTTTATCATCAGCTGCCATTTCTTGTTTCATAACTATTTTACCATCATAAGATTCTTGGTCGAGATAGGAAGGGGCTCTATAAAAACCTCCAATATCAGATCCCATGTCTCTCTCTCTAAAATACTCTGGATCTGCTATTTGCAAACCAATTTGAAAGTTAGTACCTCCTTCATACTCAGGTCCTAATGCTTTTCCAAATATGTCGCCATCCATAATTGCGTAAAACCCTAATTTTGCAACAGGGTTGTACTCAAAATAAGATTCTAAAGTTTTTTCTAAATTTTTAAAAAACTCTGGGTCTTCTCTTGCATTTCTAAAAGAAAGACTAGCCATTTACAATCCCTTTTTTAGCTGGTAACAGCACTACTCCGTGCAATGCCTGTACATTATGGTTATGTGTCTCTTCTTTACCCAATCCTACCCTGTTTAAGAGCGATTCTGCAGCCTTAAATCTTAAATCATCCCCTCTTTCTATCTGAGGACTGTCTATTAGGCTGATAAGCTTGTTTGTTGCCTTTACAGATGCACTTGCCAGTAGGTTTTTAGACCTTCTAATGATCTCATCGGATAATTTGCTTCGCAAATACCCTGCAGAACCTTTTGTGTAGCCAGCATTTTCTGCTGCAGCAACCACATGTCCACCATTACTGAACAAATTCTGTAGGAACAGCTCTTCTTTTTCTGAAATCTTAGTAGATTTTCTTTTTTCAGGTAATAAATTCATTGTAATCTCGGTTATTACGGTGCGTAAGTCTACGAACTGGATGCAAACTAAGCTTTTATCTGTGCCAATGTGACATCTTGCACCTATAATACATACTTATAATACTAATATAAAAAAAATTTGTCAAGGGGGTTGACTAAATTGATTTCAGACGGTACAATGCAGATGAACCTGCCGGGGAAATACTATAGAGTACCCAGCAAATAGCCCCACTGCGTTGCATGTGGGGTTTTTTATTGGGTATACTTAAAGGGTCGCAAAGTTAATCATACAAGTAACTACAAATATAAAAATTATACCGACATTGCTAGCACATATAGGGGGGAGTGGGGTGTCCATTCGTATGCGTGTGCATTGATTTTATTTATTTTTTTATTTTAGGTAGAAACATCAATGATTGTTTTACTAGGCATACAATAACCACTAACAATTAAAACTTTAAATTATAACTTTTAATGCATCACTCGTATGCTCGTATAAAATCATTTGCCAAATTATTTATATGATTAATTTTAGTTATGCTAGAGATGTTACAAAAAATAGTCTTATTAACTATACTTTTAAAGAATATATAATAATTACAACAAACTATTTATTTATTATTAATTGCATAAAAAAACCCCCCAGTCTTTAAACTGGAGGGAGTTGGGAGGAAAATATATTATAGTTATATATTATTAATTATTAGATGAAAAGTATTTATTTCTATAATCATTTACACGATCTTCAACTTTTTCATTAACAATATATTTATTTGCATTTGATAACCAACATTGAACACAAATATATAATTCATTCTCAGTTATAAATAAATATCTTTCTTGCTGTTTTCCACAAGCTGAACAACTGCAAATATCTCTTGAGCTTGGAACATGAATAGACATTAATAAGTTCTTTCAGTTGATTGCATTATCATATTATCTTGATCATCAATAATATAATCTTTTATTTTTACTTGTTTATTAGATGTTCCATAACAAGTAATGCCTTGAGCATCTAACAATTCAGATAATGCATCAACTTGCATTTTAATAGATCTTAATTGTAAAGCTATTAAATTAAGGTCTTTATAATCATTAACAATTACATTCTCTAAATTAGATTTACTTACTTTAATAATTTTATGCATTTTTTTATCCTTCGCATTAAGTTAAGATTTTATATTAGTTGTTCAAATCAACTAATGAATAAACATTAGAATTAATCTTTTTCTGTGTCAAATGTTTATTTTCATTTAAAAATATATTCCTATACTTTCCAGTTGTTGTTGAATAATCCCAGTAATTAACATCTAAATATATTTTGTTTTCAGTTCGCATAGCAATAACACTGTCATAACTTTGAAAATACTCTGCATCTGGAGTAGTAATTAAAAATTGATTAGGTCTATTGTTTATGTTTTTAACTTTGACATATCCAATACCATAGGTGCTAGTTTTATTTTTTATCATTTTATTTCCTTTCAAGGTTTTATTTTGTTCAGGGAGTATAGACACAAAAAAAAGGAGATGTAAAGACACCCCCTTTTAATTTCTTGTTTGTTTTTTTTAAGCTGAGAAAACAGCAATTAAAAATAAAATTGTTAGAATAATTAATGCAACTAAAATTTTATAAACATAAAGTAAAGTTTTCCAATCCATTAAGCAACACGTTCTAACTCTTGCCAATGTTCAGAGTTAAGCAAATTGCGTACTTTGTTTTGTCTGTGTAATTGTACAGTGTGTTTACTTTTTGTCTCACCTAGTGTTTGATCTTTGCCATCAATATCAGTGTATTTTGCATCAGTATGCGTAGACCAATATGTCAAAGCATTGTAAGCACTCCAAAGATTGCCACCACAATCTTGACTTTCTTTTTGGAATATTTGTGTCATAAAGTTGAGTAATTTATTATTAACTTTATACTTACTATCTGCAACTAATCGACTACCTACACCACGTTCAACTTGACACAAAGTGTTAGATAAAAAGGTCGCAAACTCTTGATCAGAAATTGGCGATTTCTTCCATGCTAACATCTGCTCTTGATTTTTATTCCAAGCTGATAGGCTAGTCTGTGCATTATTCATCAAAGCATCAATATCTAAGCCTTGAGTGTGTAGATGTTTTTGCTGATAAGACTTTTCGCCACCAAAGACTTGAGTGTTTTGACATAGCGATCTATAAGCACCACTGAATACTTGGAAAGCCCAAGACATATCCACAGAATTAAAAACGTCTAGTCTGCATTTAACTAAATCGTTTTGTCCTACATCCATCTTAAGATCATTAAAATGAATAGTGCGACTTGCACGTCTACCATTCTCAAATACTCGATCAATTACTTCCACATTGTCCAAAGGTAAATCACTATTTTCCTGCAAATGCTTTCCTTGCTTTTCAAA